TCTTGCCGCAAATGAAGCTCTAGCTCCTTTTTGTTTAAACTTAACCGATAGTCCAGTATCTCCAAAAGAAACTTTCTTTACATTTCCTGTTTTAGGATTCTTAACGTAAACATAGAACTTTTTAGATCCTCCTCTTTTCGGTTTATTTAATTGTACTTTCTTTCCTTTATACTCTGCTTCTGGGATATAGTCTACTGAAGCTTTAATCATATCAAAGCCGTTATAGTCTAAATTCTCATTATTAATTTTAACAGCTTTTCTAAACTGGTCCATGTTAATGTTAACTCCGATTGATTCACAAAGTTCTTTTATTTCATCGAAGTCAATCATACCCTCTAAGGTAGCTCCTTCATCTAAAAGATCTTCATTCTCCATCATCTCATCGATATAAGCTCCAATTTCAAATAAAGGATTGTATTTTGAAGATACCATTGGAAGATCTAAAGGTACTTTCATACCGTTGTAGTCTCCATATTCTCCAATGTCAGTTGTTTCTAAAAGCTTTTCGTCCTCTTCGTTTAACGTAATATAACCGTCTCTCCAAGCGTCTCTTGCTTCAGCAAATAGATTAACAAAGGCTTCAGAGCTGTAACGGTAGACATGTTCATGTAATGAGAGACCATTATCTACATGGTACTGTAGTGATGGGTATCCAACTATATCTTTAAGCTTTATCATATGTCAAAATCTTTTCTATAAAATTTACCGAGAACATTATCATTAATATAATTGTGACGATTCTCAAGTACTTCATTTATAAATAGGTATTTACATTCATAATATGTTAAAAGCTTTTTATTAGGGACTAAACAAAGTATTTTTCTCTCCCAATCTTTACCTTCTGATTCTTTTACTAGCTTCAAAATATCTTTATGGGAACCGTAATATGTTTTCCAATCTGATTCGGTGATTACTTTCTGTTTAAGAGGAGTTCTTCCTCCTATTCCTTTTGATTTTCTTTCTAATCTTAACTCTTCTAAAGCTCTTTTACCAAGCTTTTTGTTTCTTTCGAAAAATAGGACTTTTTTACCAATGTACTTTATTCCGGTAGGGATATGTTTTACCTCATATATGAAGCCATACGTTCCTTCAGGGAAATCTGAAAGTTCGTTAAATATCCTACCCTGGTAAGTCCAGGTAGGGTGGGTCATTATCATAGGGTTTAGTTTTGTGTCGCTAGAGCTTAGACTTTAGCTCTTCTATCTGTAACTGCTGCTCTTTTACTGCTTCAATTAATAACGCGACAATTTTTTCATAACGTACTGCTTTATACCCATTTGCACGGGTAGCTACAATTTCTGGTAGGACTTTTTCAATATCTTGAGCTATAACTCCAATATCATGTCCTGAGTGGTTAGTTTGGTTACCGTTCCAGTCAAAACTAACTCCTTTTATTTGCTGTACTTTTTCAACAGCATTTGGTATTGTTTGAATATTATCTTTTAATCTTTCATCTGATGAAGCAAACGCTGTTATATCTCCTGTAGCATTAACTGTATTAAATGTTACGTTAGAGGTAGTGTTTGTTGCTTGATTAGATGTGTATGTTGTATACCCGGCACCGTTTGTTAACTGATTATTGTTAGTCGGTATGGTTGGGGTATTAGCTACATTTGTATAATCTACATATGACGCAGTAACTGCATTTTCTATAGAACCTGTTAATGTTCCATTTATTGTACCTGTTACTGTAAGGTCTCCTGTAATTGTGGCAGATGAACCATTATCTGAAATGATTGAATCTCCAATATGGTTACCTCCTAAGCCTTTTACTATTGTGTTGGCAGTAGGAAATGTTAAAGAACCTCTTGATGCCTGCGGCCCTGCTATTAACCCTGAAGCATATCCTTCAGTAGTTGATTCATAGAACCAATGGTTATTAACTGAATCGTATTCTAATGAACCTGTGTCTGTAGAGCCTGAATCGTATACTTTAAGTCCTCCGTAACGTTCTGCAGGTGAATTAGTATTCAATACTATATAAGCATCTCCAATTATCTTTGCTGAGCCTGTTATTGACTGTATGTATGCAAAGGAACCTGTTCCTAATACATTAAGGTTATTAGTTATAGTTAGATCGCCTGCTAAGCTATCTGTAGTATTAAGTAAGTATGTACTGGCTACTGAGCTTGATAAATTAGTAACTGTATTAGCAATTGATGCTGAGTTGTTAGTAGCTGTGTTAGCAAGAGAAGCTGATGTATTATTTATAGTGGTAACAAGTGAAGAGGACACTTCTGTCAGGTCACTTGCAATAGAAGCTGAATTGTTAGTAATCGTGGTTGCTAAAGAAGCGGATGTACTTGTTAGGTCACTTGCTATAGAAGCAGAATTAAAAGTAATTGTTTCCGCTAAGGATGCAGACGTATCTACACTGTACTTATAGTTTGCAGCTAAAGAAGAGGAAACTCCTCCCCAAGCATCTATTTTAACATCTGAACCGGTAATGCTACCTTCTGCATCTACATCCCCTGTTAGGTTTAGATTTCCTGTTTGGGATGTATTACCTGTATGGTTAATTTGACCAATTACTGTTTGAATATCGTCAGCAGAATCTCCTAATCTATTAGAACCGGATACATAGCTAATAGAAGATGAAACGGTGGTAGTAATAAATTGCTGTGCTCTTACGGTTCCGTTTACATTTATATCTCCTAAGTGTTCATAGGTACCTGTAACATGTAATATACTACTTGAATAGTTAAATCTAAAATTAGGTGAACTTGTTAAAAATTCATTAGAACCGGATTCGTTATTTCCTGATTTTAATTGTACCCAGGTGTCTTGACCAGAGGCAGAAGGGAATGGTAATTTAATTGGTGCTTCAAGGGCTTCAGGTTTGAATAAACTAACAGTGTTATTGTTGACAGAAGCAGAATAGAAAGCTTCTCTGAAGTTATTATCTAACTCATCGTGAGTAAGTGGGGATCCTTTTGTACCTCTAAAAGTCAGTGCCATTCTTATTTATTTTTTAGTTCTTCAATTTCAGCTTTAAGTTCTTTTATAGCTTCAATTAAAACTCCTACTATGTTACCGTATCCTACAGATAGAAAACCTTCTCTATCTTCAAATACTACTTCTGGTATATGTTCTCTAATCTCTTGTGCAATTACACCTACTTGTGGTTGTCCATCCATATCAAAAGATACTCCTCTTGAACTTGTAATTTTATCTAATGCACCTTCTATTGTTGCAATATTAGTCTTAAATCTCTGGTCAGAAATCTGTGCTATTGCACCAGATGCGCCTATACTTCCAGAAACAAATAACCTATGGCTTAAAACATCTACAGGTTCGTTTACACCTATTCCTAAGCTACCGCTTAAGTCTACAACAAGTCCTGCAGTACTATTCAAAGCTGCACTTCCTGAGAAGAAGGCTAATCTTCTATCTGCTCCTAGATTACCAACTCCTTTTAAAAGAGGAACTCTATGAGATTCTTGATTAACTGGTACGTTCAGACTGCTTGAGTAATGTAATACTAAAACTGTACCGCTATTATCTATAGAACTAGAATAGAAAAAAGACCCCATATTGGTGTCCATTTCTCCATATGTTAAAGCCTGTCCTTTATTTGCTCTAAATGTTATTGCCATTATAAATCTATTTTAACGACTAATGTCATATCTGTGTTTATAGGTTTCGGTACAGGTCTACCTGTTTTTGCTACTGCAATAAGTTCATTAGCGTCGTTGTATAAACCTATCGTAGTAATATATGGAGAAAATGCACTTCCTGTTACGTTTGATGCAATTACTCCTTCTGGACCGGAAACCGCTGTAGGGTTATATGTAAAATTCATTTCTGAATCTTTTACCTTACAGTGCACATTATATGTATAAATAGGTAAGTTTGATTTCCATCTTAACTTATGTCTACTGTATGTACTAATATACCTAGCAGTGGTTGGGTCTGTAATAATAGCTAATCCTTGATTATAAATTATATCTCCAATTATCTTTTTAGATTTAGTATATAATTTTTCTGAACCGCTATATATTAAGTTCCCATCTCCATTGTCTTTTATTTCTTCTCTCTTTTGTCCTTATTCTATATTCTTATACTTTTCTTCCTCTTTTCCAACCTATTCTTC